TCGGGCTAAGAGGTGGTGGTGTACGCGCCGCAGCATCGGGCTGAGGTGCAGGCCCGGATGGGCAGCCGTGCCGACTACGCCGACACGGCCGAGGGGCTAGGCGAGGCGGTGTGGGTGGTTACTCGTGATAGAACGTGATGTACCAGCCGACGGCCAGTGAAGCCAGCATCACGACAATGCCGCCCTCACCCCCGTAGAAAATGGCGATGTAAATACCGAGGCAGACGCCGGTGAATCCGACAATGCCGCCAATGGCCTGCTGGTGTTGCGCTCGTTGAGTGTCTTTTTTGCTCATGGCGTGGCTCCGGGAGTAGATCAGGCTAGCGCTGCCTTGTCAGCGACGTGCCCTTACCGCCCACAGCGAGCTCTGGAAGGACGAAAGCCAGCATAACCACTATGACGGCCAATGCCCCTGTCGATGGATCGACGCCGTCGCTGAACATGAAATACAGCAATATAACGCCGAGACCGGCCCACGAGTAGCCGACAATCTGCAGCACCGCACCCATAGATGCCTCCTATGCCTAAATGCGGTGCTAACCATATCGCAGGCGTGCGGGTTTACCAACACGGTGGTCGCTATGATTGCGAAGGTCGATATGACGGAGGGCAACCTTAACCTCAGCGACATCCCGCGTGCCATGGCGAGCATGCAGGACCAAGTGCCTAAAGCCACCGCTTTGGCGCTAACGCGCCTTGCGCAGGACAGCCGCAAAGGCGTGCAGGACCACATGCGCCGCAAGCTCGATCGCCCGACCCGGCGCACGATTCGGGGCGTGCGGTTCAAGCCTGCCGAGAAGGAGGAGGAGCCGCCGACCGCGTCCGTCTGGATCGTCGACGAGGCGCCGAAGGGCACCGCGCCGGCGGACTACCTCGAGGCGTTGATCCAAGGCGGTCAGCGCGATCACAAGCGCCACGAGAAAGCGCTTCACCGCGCGGGCATTCTTCCGCCGGGCTGGTATACGGTGCCGGGCCAAGACGCCCGAAAGAACAAGTTCAGCAATATCACTGCCGGCACCTACACAAAGATCTTGAGCGAGCTCCAAGCGAGCCCGGATCCACAGCAGAACGCGAGCGACAGCCGGCGCTCGGTGGCGAACAACCGCGGCTTTTTTGTTTTGCGCCGCGGCGAATCTCGGGTGACGAGCGGGCGTCCCATCGGTGTGTATCAGCGCACCGGCAAGCGCAGGGGCTCGATCAAGAGCATCCTGCACTTCATTTCGTTTGCGCCGACCTACAAGGAGACGTTGGATATCAGCGGAACGATCGACGATGTCCTGCAAAAGCAAACGGACCAGAACGTCAGCAAAGCGATCGAAACCGTGATCCGCTCCGAGACCGAGCGCCGGCGCCGCAGGCAATCGCAACAGCTCGAAGCGTCACTGCGCGCCTTGCAAAAGCGGGCAGCGCAACAGGCGTTCACATAGAATAGGCGGGCCGCTGGCGGTGCGCCAACACCTCAGCGGCCCTGACCACTACCGGACCTATAGGGAGGTCGCGGGAATGGCTAAAACGAAGGCTACCACACGGAACTGCAAGGTGTGCGGCCAGGACAAGCTCCTGGGCGTTGAGAACTTCCGTCCTCACAATAATCCGAATGGTGTGGTCTACGAGCGCCGCTGCAAGGCGTGCGACCGGGAGAACGCACGACAGCGCATGGATGCGAGACGGCAGACCGAGGAAGGCGTCGAGGCCTGTCGAAAAGCGGTGGCGAAATGGAAACAACGCAACCCCGAAATGGTGAAGAAACAACACCAGCGCTGAAGGGCGCACCCACATAGATCATATCGTTCCGAAAGGAACCTTTGACCTCAGTGACGACGCCGAGTGGTTTCAATGCTGGGCGCTTTCCAACTTGCGACCGATGTGGGCTGCGGAAAACCTGCGCAAGTCAGCGACTTTAGAGACGCTCCTGTAGATGCTTCGCGGGTCCTGTGGATAAATCTGGGATGCGGGTATTTCGGACAGCGACTTTTGCCAGTCTTTCCATTCCGTGATCCGGTCCGTTGTTCGCTAGTGGAGGGCCGTGGTGGCGCAGACGGTTAACAAGGCGGAGTTCGCCAGGTTGACCGGTTACTCCGCGCGCACAATCACCCAATGGATCAAGGAAGGCATGCCGGCTGAAGGCACCGGTCGAAAAGGGAGCGCGGTACGGATCGATACCGCGAAGGCGATCGAGTGGATGTGCCAGCGTCGACTCGAAAAGAATCTGCCCGAACAACGCGAGGTCCGCTCGCGCGAAGAGGAGGAGTTGCGCCTCACCAGCGCCCGCGCTAACAAGATTGAGGCGGAAGACCAGCTGTTGCGTCGCGAGTCGTGCCGGGTCGAGGACGCGCGCCAGGCCATGCTCGGCGTTGGCTCAGTGGTCGTCTCGGAGCTCGGCTCGCTTCCCGGGCGCCTGGCGCATGTCATGCAGGAGGCGAGCGATCCCGCGGAGGCACGTGAGCAACTGGACGATGAGTGCCGACGCGTACGAACCCGAATCGCTGACCGACTTGAGGCTGCTCGACGCGATCTCGGCGACGGCGAGGCTGATTCGGCCGCCGCCTAAGCGGACGCCGTGGCAGTGGGCTGAAGCGAAACGCGTACTGCCGGACGACTCGGCCGAGCCGGGGCCGTTCCGCGCAGAGCGTGCGCCCTGGATTCGCGAGATCAATAACCGCGTCGCTTCGCCGCACCACCGCATGGTGGTCGCGGTGATGGGCGCGCAAATGTCGAAGACCGACGGCATCCTGCTGAACACGTTGGGCTGGAAGCTCGACGAGGACCCGCAGCCCTGCATCTACTTCGGTCCGACTGAGAAAAACGTCAAGTCGATTAGCAAGGACCGCGTCGACAAGATGTTCCGGACCACGGCGAGCCTGTGGGAGGGACTCGCCAAGGGCAAGGACGACACGGTCTACGAGAAGTTCGTCAACGGCATGCGGCTCGGCTTCGGCTGGGCCGGATCCGGATCGGAGCTCGCCAGCCATCCGGCCGCGCTCGTACAAATCGATGAGCGTGACCAGATGGACAACGTTAAAGGGCAGGGCGACCCGGTCAACCTGGCCAAAGCGCGTACGTCGACGTATCCCAACGGCAAGGTTTTAGTGACCTCGACGCCGACGGAAGGCGCGGTCGAGACCGTCACGCTCGAGACCGGCTTGACGCATTGGGAACCGGCGCCCGGAGACGACATCCAGTCGTCGATATGGCAGCTTTGGCAGGACGGCACACGGTTTGAGTGGGCATGGCCGTGTCCGGAGTGCGGGGAATACTTCATACCGCGCTTCGACTTGCTCATATGGAAAGAAAAGGCGGACCCCGAGCGCGCTCGCCATACAACCAACATGGCGTGCCCGAACAACGGCTGCCAGATCGAACATCGGCGCAAAAAATGGATGAACAACCGGGGGCGCTTCGTTGCACCCGGCCAGTCCATCACCGACGACGGGACGGTCGTCGGCGACGAGCCGGCCAACACCATCGCCTCGTTTTGGGTATCCGGGCTGTGCTCGAACTGGGTGTCCTGGGGTGAGCGCGCGCACGACTACGTCAAAGCCGCCCGCACCGGTGATCCGGGCGAGATCCAGTCGGCGATCAACACGGGCCTCGGCGAGCTCTACCGCGTTCGCGGTGACGCGCCGCCGTGGGAGAACGTGCGGGAGTGCGCCGCGGGTTATGTGCTCCAGGACGTCCCCGAAGACGTGCTGATGCTCACGTCCGGCGTCGATGTTCAGCACAACCGCCTCATCTACGGCGTTCGTGGCTGGGGCGAGGGCATGAGCTCGTGGCTGATCGATCGGGGTGAGCTCTGGGGCGAGACCGACCAGCCCGGCGTGTGGCGTGCCCTGGCGAATCTTCTCGAGTCAACGTATAGCGATCTCGGCATCGCCTTGATGCTGGTCGATGAGGGCTTTCGCACGAACGAGGTCTACGAGTTCTGCCGCCAGCACCGCGGTCGAGCCGCGCCGGCCAAAGGCCGCGCGAACCTCGACAAGCCGTACAAGGCGGCCAATGTCGACGTCAACGTCCGCGGCAAGGTCATCAAAGGTGGCCTACAGCACTGGATCCACGACGACGAAATCGGCAAGGCCTGGGTGCATTCGCGCATCGAATGGCCAGCCGACCAGCCGGGCGCTTGGTTTCTGCCTTCGGATATCGACGAGGAATACTGCAAGCAGATCGTGTCGTGGCAGCGGGTGACGAAACCCTCGGGCCGTATCCATTGGCTCAGGGCGCGCAAGGATGACCACTACCTTGACGTCGAGGTGCTCGCGCTGCTTGCGGCGCGTATCTGCGGCGTCGACAACCTCCGCAAACAGAACGGTCCTCGCGATCGCGTGGAGGTCGCACCGCGCGTGCGACGACGCCGAACTAACTGGTTGAACTGATATGGCGTGGACACAGGCCGATCTCGATGCGATCGAGCGGGCGATCGCTAACGGCACTACCGAGGTGCAGTTTGGCGATCGAACGATCAAGTATCGCTCGCTGACCCAACTTCAACGCATCCGCTCTCAGATAATGCAGGAGATCAACGCGGCCCGGCCGGTGCGCCGCAAGTGGCCCTCATTCGGCAAGGGCATCGAGTGATGGGCGTGGCCAAGCTCAACAGCATCGACAAAGTGGTCGGCTGGTTCTCGCCGCGCGCCGGCGCCCGGCGAGCGTACTACCGCGCCGCATTGGCTCAGTACGAGGGGGCGGGAACAGGTCGCCGCACGAAACACTGGAACGCTCGAAATCGTTCAGCCGATGGTGAAGCGCGCGGCGACCTGACGCGGCTCCGCGCGCGCTCGCGCGACCTTATCCGCAACAATGCATTTGCCGCAGCCGCCGCGCGCGAGATCCCGGCTCACATGGTGGGCACCGGTATGATCCCGCAGGCGCAGGGCCGCACTGACCGCGAAACGCAGCGCGTCGAATCGCTCGCGAAGCGATGGATGGATACCACTGAGATCGACGCCGGCGGACGCCTTACGTTCTACGGCATCCAGAGCCAGGTGGCGCGCACTGTCGTGGAGTCGGGTGAGTGCCTCGTCCGCCGCCGCCGGCGTCGCAGTGTGGACGGTTTGACGGTCCCGCTGCAGCTGCAGGTGCTCGAGCCGGATCATCTCGACATCGCCCGGGACGGCTATGTCACGAGCTCAGGCCATGAGGTGGTGCAGGGCGTTGAATACGACCGACTCGGCCGCCGCGTTGCTTATTGGCTATTCCCGGATCACCCTGGCGATCTGCGCGCTGGTCGCGCGCAGTCAAAGCGTGTACCGGCAGAAGATGTGGCGCACATTTTCCGCCAGGACCGGCCCGGGCAGACGCGCGGTATTCCGTGGGGTTCTCCCATCCTGCTCACGCTGCGCGACTACGACGAGTACGAAGACGCTCAGCTCATGCGGCAGAAGATCGCTGCCTCGTACGCCGTGTTCTACGAGGACGGTGATCCTGCGAGTACTGCGACCAATGCGGGCAACCAGGATATGGAGATCCCGGACAAGGTCGAGCCGGGCATGTTTGAAGTTGTACCGCCGGGTAAAAGCGTCAAGTTCGCCTCGCCGCCTGGCGTGGAGGGCTACGACGAGTACAGCACCATCACGCTGCACAAGGTCGCGACCGGATTCGGGGTGCCGTACTCGGTTCTGACCGGCGACCTACGTCAGGTCAACTTCAGCAGCGCGCGCATGGGCTGGCTGTCTTTCCAGCGCGACATCAGCCAGTGGCAGTGGCACATGCTCGTGCCGCAGTTGTGCGAGCCGGTCTGGCAGTGGTTCCTCGAGGCCGCGTCGGTGGCTGGCCTGCAGCGCGCCCCGGTGTCCGCGACGTGGACGCCCCCGAGGCGCGAGATGGTCGATCCCGCCCGTGAGGTGCCGGCTATCCGTGACGCCGTCCGCTCCGGTCAAATCACGCAGTACGAGGCGATCCGCCAGCAGGGCTACGACCCCGAGGACTTCCTGCGCGAGGTGGCTATCGGCAACGAGCGCATGGACCGGGACGGCATTATCTTCGACAGCGATCCGCGTAAGGTCGCGCGCTCCGGCACAAATCAGGCGGCACCCCCCGGCGCGGTGCTGCCTTGGGATGACCCCGATGACGAAGACACCGAATAACCGGACTGCGGCGCAGGGTGCTCTGCGCGTGATGCGTGACGACGACGGCCCGAGCCTGCGTCTCTACGGCATCGTCGGCGACGACTTCGATGGATTCACCGACGACAGCGTCCGCGATGCGCTCGAGGGGCGGACCGGGTTCGATGGCGAGCAGCTCGAGGACCCGGTATCCGGGCCGCTGAACGTTCGCCTGAACTCGGTCGGTGGCCTGGTCGACCAGGGCATGGCGATTTACGCCGCCCTCCGAGAGCGCACGGGGGGAGTGACGATCCATGTCGACGGCCTCGCTGCCAGCATCGCCTCGGTGATCGCCATGGCCGGAACGGTCCGGATGCATCCGGGCAGCATGCTCATGATCCACAACCCGTGGAACCTCGCGCTCGGCGATGCGGCGGAGATGCGCAAGAACGCCGACATGCTCGACAAATGGCGCGACGCCATCGTCGCGATCTACGTCGGCAAGACCGGCCAGAGCGAGGACCGTATCAAGTCGATGCTCGACGCCGAGACCTGGCTGACGGCTCAGGAAGCCCTGGACCTCGGGTTCGCCGATGAGGTGATCGAAGCCGAGAGCACGGAGCCGGCCGCTCGTGCGATCGCCTCGCTTGACCTTTCGGTTCTGCAATTTGTGGATAGCCGCGTCGCCGCGGCCGCGGTCCGGTATGCCAACTCGACTCACATGAGGAGTTCCATCATGACACGAACTGCCCACGCTGGCCCTGCGCTGGCTTCACTGCTCAACGACGCGATCGACGCGATCGACAACAGCGACAGCGACGACCGGTCGCGCGCCGATGTCGTTGCGCAGATGTCAGATGCCGCCGGCATCTCGGAATCGACTGTGAACGGCATCCTGAACGCTGAGATCAACTGTCCGCCAATCGCCCGGCTCGAAGGGTTTGCGCAAGTGGACGGTCTGCCGGCCGTCTCCTCGCAGCGCTCGGCCGCGGAAGAGGACGGATGCGATTACAGCGAGGATGGGCAGGCAAGCGCGTGCCCCGCCTCGCCACAGCCCGCGGGTTCGCCCCGCACCGACCGGGCGGCTGACCCGTCCGCCAACCATCCAAAGGAGGATGAGACCATGACCCGTAACCAAGGTCAGACCGCGGCGGCCGGTCAGAGTGCCGCCAAGAGTGAGGAGCAAATCCGCAATGAGGCGAAGGCGGCCGAGCGTGAGCGCGTCGCTGAGATCCAGCGCTCGGTGCGCGCGGCGAAGTTGCCGCAAGACTTCGCAGACGAGCTCATCCGCAACGGTGACAGCGTCGACCAAGCCCGCGCTAAGGTGATCGATCGCTGGCAAGCCGATGCAAATGAGCCAGATACCAGCCCTGTCCACCGAGTGCAGGTCGGTCGCGACGCCAGCGACAAGTTCCGCACCCAGGCGACCGACGCCATCCTGATGCGCGGTGGCCAGAAGCCGATGGATGCCTCGAACGAGATGCGCGGCTTCGGCCTGATGGATCACGCCCGTGCTGCTCTGGATCAGGCGGGCTATCGCACCGCCGGCATGGGCAAGACCGAAATCGCCCGGGCTGTTCTATCCACGACTACCGACTTCCCCAACATCTTCGAAAACGCCATGCACAAGACGCTGCTGGGCGCGTACGAAGGGGTCGATCTAACGTGGAACCGCATCGCGGCCACCGGTGACCTGTCGGACTTCCGTCCGCACAACCGGTATCGTATGGGGTCGTTCGGCCGGCTCAAGGGCCTGGACGAAAACGGCGAGATCCGGCACGTCAACATGCCCGACGCCGAGAAAGAGGCGATCACGGCTGGTGAGAACGGCCTCATCTTCACCCTGAGCTTCAAGATGCTCGTCAACGACGACATGGGCGCTTTCCTTAACGTGGCCCAGGGTCTCGGCCGCACCGCCGCGCTGTCGGTCGAGGAGGATTTCTACAACCTCCTGACGTCGAATCCGACGATGTCCGACGGCAATTCGTTGTTTGATACAAGCAACCACAATAACTTGGCGAGTTCCGGAACCAAGGTTTCAGTTGACTCGCTCGGCAAGGCGCGGGCCGCCATGCGTAAGCAAAAGGATCCGGGCGGCAACAGTTACGCAATGTTGCGCGCGGCCCTGCTCGTGACGCCGGAGGACATCGAGTCTGATGCCTGGCAGACCATCATGTCGCAGACCGATCCGTCGAAGAGCAACAGCGACGTGCGGAACCCGGAAAACAACCGGTGGACGCATATCACGTCGCCGTATCTCGACGAGGATTCGGCGACCGCATGGTATGCGTTTGCCGATCCGGCGCAGGCTCCGGCCTTTGAGGTCGGTTTCGTCGACGGGCAGACCACACCGATGGTCGAGACCGAAGAGTCGTTCGACTCGCGTGGCATCAAGTACCGCGTGACGCACGACTACGGCGTCGCCGCGCGCGACTACCGGCCCGCGTACAAGAATCCGGGCGCGTAAGCGCTCAGTCACACTGACGGCGGCTGATGCCGCCACGCTGATGGCCCCGTTCGCGGGGCCGTCTTCTTACGAAAGAGGTATACAGCGATGACTACGAAGTTTCTGCAGCCGGGCGACGTGCTGAGCTACCAGAACAGCACGGGCTCAAAGATCAACGCGGACGACGTCGTCGAGGTCCAGAACCTGGTCGCAGTCGCTCTGGCCGACATCCCCGATGGAGAAAGCGGCTCGGTCCGACTCACCGGGGTGTTCAGCCTGGGCAAGATCTCGGGCACCGCCTGGACTCAGGGCGATCTGCTCGATTGGGACACCAGCGAGGGTGCATTCGGCAAGGGCATCACCCCCGCCACGGGCGACATCACCGGATGCGCTGTTGCGGGTGCCGATGCGGATTCGGGCGACACGACTGCTGAAGTCCTTCTCGCCAAGATCCCCGGCACCATCAACTAAGGCCTGACGGCCTAATCCGCGGGGCGGCCTCTGGGGTCGCCCCGCTTTATTGGAGACGTCGTGTCAGACCCGTTTCGCGATCTCAATCGCGTCCTCGATGTCTTGGGGCAATCGGCGGACTACAACCAAGACGGCAGTGGTGGTTCGACGGTTGAGCTGTCGGCCGTTATCGACCGCGACGTCGAGGTTGTCGACGAAACGGGCGCGTATGCGCGCAAGGCAATGGCGTCATTTCGGTCCGGTCAGGTCACCGTCGCAACGGGTGACTGGATCGATGCCGATGGCAAGCAATGGGACGTCGAGCAGCTCATCAAGGATGACGGCTACATCACACAAGTCATGGTAAGGCCGCGTCCATGAAGGCACAGACGGTCATCGACCGGCTTCTCGCTCAAGTTCCCATCCTCGGTCAGCGCGTCTATCACGTGCGCCGGATCAACGAGATCGAGGCGCCGGCGGATGGCACGCCGGTCGCGTATGTGGTGACGCGGCCGCCGCAGTATCAAGAAAACGATGGTGTTGGGGCGTTGGTCAACCAGCCCAAGCGGCGTCGGTTCGCGGTGATCCTTCAGGGCCAGGCGCCGTTAGACTCGACCGAGCCGCTGGTGGATGCGGTCGATGAGATCGATGCCGCACTGATCGGGTGGAGCCCGCAACCTGAGATCCAGGTCACCGCCGACGGCGCTGAGGAATCGAAAGCTGAAGGATCATTGCTGACCTGGATACTCAACTACAGCTGGCAAGACTACGAACGCCACGTGCGCTGAGGGTGACGAGATGGACGTAGAGGCACTGCGCGAGGTCGATTCAAAAGCCCCAGCGTCGGACTACATCCGAGGCGTGCCGGGCACTGTGGGCGAGCTCGTCGAGATCATCGACACGCACGGCGTTGATGGCGTCGAGGCGGCTGCCGGCATCGGTCCGGTGACGGCCGCTGCGATCAGAACAGCCCTGGCGGAGCACACGGTAGACGAACACGCAAACGACCAGGAACAAAAAGATCCGGTCGTCGCAGAGATTAAGCGCCGGCACCGCGCCGGGGAAAGTCACGTTGCGCTGGCGGAGGCGTTCGGGCTAATGCCGAGCCGCGTCGCGCGAATCATCCGCGAGGAGTAACCGATGGGAAAGAAACTACTGCGAAAGCGCGCGGTCGACGTGGTCGAAGAGTCGACCTACGGCACGGATCCGGGTTCAAGGCGTACGGTGCTGTTGCCTCGCAGCGATCTCTCGCTCGACCTGAGCGGCGAGAACGTCACGCGCGACACCCTGCGTACGACGCTGTCCAACCGGGGCCACGTGGTCATGAGTAAGCAGCAGCAGCTGACGCTGCCGCTCGAGTTCCGGGGCGCGGGCCTCGACAACAGCTCCGACCTCCAGATCCCCGAAGTCGATGGCCTGCTCAAGGCCAGTCTGATGCAGCGCTCGTCCGGTGCGCGTATCGCGGTCACCAACGTGAGCAGCGGGCCGTTCACGCGCGGCGAGAACGTCACAAACAGCACCACGTCGAACGACGCCGGCACGGTCGCCGACTGGGATTCGGTCAACAACGTGCTATATCTGCGCGATCTGGCCAATATGCCGAGTGATGGCGATGCGTTGTCCGGTGATAGCAGTGGCGCGACTGCGGATACGGACGGGACACCGGACGATGCGTACGTGTATCGCCCGGACTCGCTCGCGCCGTCCTCGCAGACCAGTATTTTCGCGCGCTTCGAGCTCGACGGGATCATCCATACGGTTCCCGGTGCGCGGGCGACGTTCAGTTTGAGCTTGACAACGGCCCAAATCCCGACGATCAACTTCACGCTGTCCGGCTTGTACGCAGCGCCGACCGACGGCACGTCGATCAGCGGCAGTTTCCTCGAGCTCAAGCCACAGCCGGCGACTGGTGCCGAGATGATCCTCGGCGGCTTGGATATGACCAAGGTGACGATCTCCGAGCTGTCCATGGATATCAGCAACAGCGTGGACCAGGACAACGACATCAAGGCGTCCGACGGCATCAGCGAGTTCATGGTCACCGATCGCGATCCGACCGGCTCGATTGACCCCAGCGTGCTCGACATTGCCGAGTTCGACCCGTACAGCGACTGGTCCGCGGCCAACGAGATCGCCGTCGCGGGCGGCTTGGGGTCATCCGCCGGCGAGCGCGTGCGGGTTGTTGCGCCGACCACCCAGTACACCGAGGTGCCGTACAGCAGCCGCAACGGCCTCGCGACGCGCAATCTCGGCTTCCGCATGGTTGGTGACGACGACGAGATGATGTTGATCTACAGCTAAAGGAACACGAAATGGGCAAGACATTCACGCTGGCGAGCAAGCCGAGAGTTTGGTGGCCGGTCGAGGTGGTGCGCGCCGTTGACGGCGGCAAAACCGAGACGTTCCGCTTCCGCGCCCAGGTCGAAAAGCTCTCGGCTGAGGACATCGAATCACTCAAGGAAGGCGACGGTGATGATGTCGCCGTGATTCGCAATCGCATCCATGACTGGTCCGAGGTCTACGACGGTGAGGGCAACGCGGTGCCATTCGATACCGACGCGCTTGACGAGGCGTTGGACGATCTCGACGTACGGGATGCGCTGCGGTCTGCGGTCATGGAGGTCAGCTACGGCCGGGGTGCCCGAAAAAACTCCAAGAAGTAGCTCGGGCCCTGGTCTCGCCGGAGTCCCGCGCCCCCGATCTCGAGTGCGTAGATCCCGATCTCGCCGAAGAGATTGCGAGCTATCACGAGACCACGCACAACATCGAGATTTGGCCTGACAACGAAACCGCTGTGTCGTTGTTCCACCGCGTGCAGACGCAGTGGCGAGTCGGCATGGCCGGCGCGACCGGGCTCGACTACACCGGCGTCGAGGTCGTGCTGCGCCTCATGGGCGTCGACGACCCGCTCGACACGCTCGACCGACTCCAGGTCATGGAGAGCGAGGCGCTGACCGTGTTCAGCGAGCAGCGCGAGCGCGAATAACCTACCCCTTAACCGACCGATATTTAGGACTCCTCCATGGCGCGTGATTTTCGATTCGGCGTACGCATCACCGGCGACGACAGCGGTGCCGTGCGCGCGATGCGCAACACAGGCCAAGAGTCCTCCCGCCTCAACGAGCGCCTGCGTTCGACTGAGCGACGCACGCGCTCCGTCAGCGAGAGCTTCCGCGGCTGGGCGCAGTCCATGTCCAAAGCGGTGACCTCGATCAGCCCCCTCCAGGCGGCTGTCGGCGGTGCCGGACTGGCTGCCGGCCTCGGGCTGATGGTCAAGCGTACCACGGCAGCGGCCGACCAGACCGAGCGCCTGGCCGATATCGCGGGTATTGCGACCGGCGAGTTCTCGTCCCTACAGGCTGTGATGCGTCGTGTCGGCGGCGATGCGTCGGGTCTGTCGGACGCGATCAAGGAGCTCCAGGTCCGCTCTTCCGAGTTCGCCAACAGTGGTGCAGGTGAGGCAAAAGAGGCCCTGCAAGCGTTGTTCGGCTCGAATGCACAGGCGCAGGTGCAGCAACTGAGCCAAGACACCGACGAGTTCTTCCGCATCACCCTCCAGCGCATCGCGAGCATCGACAACCAGGCGCGTCGCACGCAGCTGCTAGATGAACTGTTCGGCGGCCAGGGTGGCGAGCAGCTGGCCCTGTTGCTCGACGAGGTTTCCGAGAAAGGGGGCCGGTTTATCGATGTGCTGCGTCAAATGGAGCAGCAAGTTAAAGAGAACGGCGAGGCCTTGAGCGGTGAGCAGGTGGAAGCGCTGTCAAACCTCGATCGTGAACTTGACGCAGCGGCTCGCTCAATCCGTGTCTCATTCGCCGAAGCGATTGCGGAGAACAAGCAGGGTGTCCGAGGGTTCGTCGATCTGATAGAGGAACTAACTGAGCAAGCGGTCAAGTCGGCCGCTGCGCTCGGTTCGATGTTCAATCGGATGCGGCTTGAAGAGCGCACCGAAGAGATTACCGAGACGCGTAATCAGTTATTTGAGTTAATTGAGCTTCGTGATCGCCTTTCAGAGCAGTTTGAACAGGGGGAAGAGATCCCGGCTCGTCGTCTGGTTGGTACGGGCTTCTCTGGCCAAACACTTGAAGAAATAAACCAAAAAATCCAAAGCCTGCGCTCCGAGTTAGAAGGTCTCATCAACAAAACAACTTCGAGCACGGAAGCAACCGAGGAAAACAATAAAGCGCAAGAAAAACGCGCCAAAATTCTTTCAGAGGTCAACGCGCAGCTTGAGTTTATGCGCGAAGCCAGGGAGATTGAGCAGCAAAGCGCAAACGATACACTGTCTTCGGATTTGTTCGGTGAGTTTGAGCGGTTGCCGAGCGTACTCGAGGTTACTCGCCGGCTTGACCAGAACATGCGTGAGCTGCGGAATAGCAGCGATGGTGTGAAAGACTCCGTCGATAATGCGACAGAGTCGGTCGAGAACCTGGGCGAACGTGGTGGCGAAGTCGCGCAAATCTTCGAGGATACCGCCAGCGACATTCAAAGCGCGTTCCGCGACACCTTCCGCGATGTGCTTGATGACGGTATCTCGTCGTTTGAGGACTTAGGCGACCGTATCGAAAA